GGCTATACTCATGCGGGTTTACTCATCTTAATTCACCCTCTCTTACCCTACTTTCTTTGGCGTATTCCGATCTGAATTTCCACTCATCTGAGACATCAAAAATAGTGATATGGTCACCATCATACCTATCAACTTTGCCGCGATACGTCCAAACAAATTTTGGTATAGATATTTCTCCTCGGACAAAATTTTTCCCATCTTCTGTTATTCGCCATAGTCCTCCCTTACCCGTCTGCTCTCCAACCTTCTCGACTAACCCCCAGTATTTAAGTTTCTGAAAGTTGCACCGATGGTTGTAGTCAAGCCCCATCTCTTTTATTTCGTGGGCCTTGGTATCCTTAAAGGTCACGGCTACTTGAATAAGAGATCGACACAAACCTTTCGAGAGGCCGTGTTTGTATTCGACTAATTTTGCCCCACAAGTTTCACATGCCCCTTTCATAGTTCTTCTTTATCCCTTTTAGTTACAAACTCATAAGCGTCAGTCAGTGTTTCTATTACATCTGGTAACTCGTTTAGATCAAACGTAACAGTGTCTATTCGTGGAGGGTTTTCCCCGTAATCACACTGGGAAACAACAAACATTATCTTATTACGTACCTTCAACAGACCTATATCGCTAGTTGTTGATTCCTCCGCATCCATAGTAGGTAACCTAATAGTACGAATAACCTTCCGCTTATAGCGTTCCTTACACTCTAAAAAATCAATGACTTGACTCATTCGCAATCTCCGTACGCTTGTCCTGTACCTGATTCACAGTCGATGGGTAAGCCCTTCGCCCATACAGGTAACCAGCGCATACACTCCTCCATGTACGCACGGGCTTCTACTTCTTGTTCTGCCAGTACGCAACATGCAACAGAGTCATGCACTGTCAACACTACCTTATACCGCTTACTAATTTTTAACATTTGCTCCGCGATAACACAACGTGCAATAGCTTGGCATACATTCTCTATCAGCTTCCCACCGTATAGCCGTGTTCGGCCTTTTCTAGTTTTGTAAGTGTACTCTGACCCTCTCTCCCCTTGTTCAGCATTTAGCTCGTCGTACCTCATCAACAATCCAGAGGGTAACTCGATAGCAGATAGTTCGGGACACACTTCTAATACGCCTTCCCGTCCTAGCTCCGTAACGTTACCATCCACTAGGTTCTGAATAGTGAACTTGGCATCGTTCCATAGCCCGACTATACGATAATACGTTTCACGGTAGACATTAATGACCCTTCGGGCTTCGTCAATGTCCATCTCAAAACCGAATGTCTTAAGCTGATCGACAAAACGAATAGCCCCCATACCATAACCCGCGCCTAAGATGGTGGTCTTACCGACAAACCTTTGTTCTTTAGTGACATCTTCTACTGCCACCTCATAGATTATAGCCGCCATCTGTTTATATACGTCTTCACCATCGGCAAACGCTTGTACTAGATCGTCTTGCCCTGATAGCCATGCGAGTACCCGCGCCTCTATCTGAGAGGAGTCGCAGTCTATTATCACGTGCCCATGTGGGGCAATCATACTACGCTTTAACTTCTTACCATTTACCCCACGGCTTGGTAGGTTCTGTAGGTTGATCTTGTCATCCCCGCCGAACCGCCCCGTGTGGGCAGCGTAATACTTTATGGGTACAGGGAGCCACGCTTTACCTTGTTCCCCACGCCCAGCGATAGAGATAAATCTCTGCGTGCGTGTCTCTTCTAACGTAGACTTGTTACCTAGACGGGCGTGAGCAAGCATATGTACCATAACGTCTTCGTGATCCAACAAATCTATGAACCCCTGATCTGTTTTGGCAAACGCAAACGTATCTTTCCCCGTTGTCGGGCTTACCTTCATTGGAACCATAACTCCTAGGTTTTCCAGTAACCCAGCGAATTTTGCATTGCTCATAAGGTCTTTCTTGGTAGCCCCCACATCATCAAGTAGTTGTTCTTTGAGCTTTTTGGTATCTTCTAAGTGTTCTTCTAGTAAAGGTACGTCCAACTCGATGATAGGTTCGATGAACATCCGTAGGGTCAGGTCTATAATCTTTAGCTCAGTACGTGGGAACGCGTTACCCATAAGTCCAAACAGGTCGTACGTTAACTCAACATCGTTGATGCAGTAGTCGCCGTACAGGTCTAACGCCTCATCGGTAAACTCCCAACGGTGTACACCTATAGCATCGGCAACCGCTGTACCTTTCTCTCCGATTCCGTACCGTGTAGCCAATGCCTTAAGACTTCCTCCTGCCTCCACACCATGTAAAGCCCTAGCGATGCAGAGAGTGTCAAGATAAGCGCGGGGACGAATATCATAAATCCAATTAAGTATAGCACCGTCAAACATAGTGTTATGGCATAGCAGAGAACTGTTTTCCCAATCAAAACCATCTAGGTATTCCTTCATCTGTTCGTGAGTTCCACTCGCCCATTCGGTGGGGCCATTGTTTACCTTAACTCCTACCCCTATGACCTCAAACTCTAAGGATCGGATGTACTCCTCAGTCGTTAACTTCCGCAGTGAGAAATTTTTGTCGTAATACGTCTCAAAGTCTAGCGTAATCAAATCCATTACCTGTATTTCCTAAACTCGTTAGTAGAACGCTTCTTCGCTTGAACCTTTTTAAACTCTTCGATTGTCAACAAACGTGCCTTGTCAAAAGTGGTCTTACACCACTCCTCACCTGACCAGCGGTACAAAAACCCTCTAGCCCCTACCCTGAACTCTTCTCGTTCGGGGCCAATATGAGTTGCCCCCTTGTGTTTCGATTTATATTCCACAGTCATCTAGGCACCTCACTTCTAACTATTTCACCGCCGCACGCAAGATACCCACATGCGTCTATCCAGTTGTCAGCGTTGGTTGGGTTCTCATCTAACCTAGCGATCTTCAACATGGTCATCATAATAGAAACGTCTTTTGAGGTTATCTCCCTTTGAAGGTAGACGCTCCAGTAATCAGCAATTCTACTAAAGCTATCTTCTGGTTTGCCGTGCGTGTTCTGCCTGTCCCGCGTCACATACTGTTTGGCGGTGTCAAGGATGGTTGCCCTACTTACCGCTACCGATAACGGTTTAGGGGGTAGATCGTTATGGTCGTAGTAACTTCTCTCTTCTTCAGTCATCTATACTCCAAAGTCTAATTCTAATTGGTTGGGGTTCTTTACGGGGGCACCTAGTAACTCGTTAATGTCATTCATGTTCTCTTCGTTCACAACTAACGCGATACCTACCGCCTTGGCTATGTCGGCTAGGTTCTTTTCCTGTAGTGCTGTTGGCTTGTTCTTACCTGCCTTGCACTCGATACCGAAAAACCTACCGTTGTAGCAGCCAACTATGTCCGGTACGCCTGACTTGCCATACCCTCCTGTCGCCGGGAAGAAGTAGTAGCACCCTAACTCTTTAAGCTGTGCCGTAACTTTCCGTTTAACTTTAACTTCCGGTGTCATCCTTTTCTCCCGTGATTTTTGTGGAATTCGTATTTTATATCGGCTTGCCCTCTGGCAGAGACGGCATCTTCGATATCGTCAAAGTAACCGAGGTAAATCTTCTTACCACCCACCCCTACCTGCGCCCTCCACTTCTTTTTTATTTTATGCCAATCAACACCCAGATACCCTGATGTGTTATCACTGCGAATTTTCTGGTTCTTACAGTTCTCTTGATGAGATACACCACGCAGGTTACTTATCCGGTTATCGTCCCTAATTCCATTGATATGATCTATCTCTTTAGGTATATAACCGTGGTGGTACAAGAAGATTAGTCGATGAACTGCATATAACTTAGCCTTAATATCAGTACACACGTAACCGTTACCATTTAAGCCTCCAACCCTGCTACCTTTCCGCCTACCTTGCGCTACCTCTCGAAATGTTAGATAGCCATCGGCGTGGTATATGTACCTTTTCAATACTTCAGCTTGGGTGATCATGATTTCTCCCGTTGATTAAGGCTGCTATCCCGGTAGGGGCAGAGGGGCTNCTTAACCACTGATGTCGTGACCTATCGGGGTGTTCTACTATGGGGTCATCACGTAACCAGTAGTAGTCCTCCAGTGTGTAATCAGGGGCTATAATGTCTGCCACCTGTTCTGGTTCGTAAGTTCCCCAACGTATCTCCGAATCGGGTATGGGTTCCCCCAACAACCCCCAATCAGGTACGTTAAAATCTAACTCACCTAGGGTCGATTCTCTCCGTAGTCTAAGGGTTAGATTTAACTTATCAGACCCCCATGTTCTTACCGAAGTTCCTAACCTACCCCTAACATCTGCTCGGGTAATCATATGACTTCTTCCCTTTCAATATTCGTGGTCTTCTCGAACGCCTGACAGAATCCCTCTAGCGAAGCTCCTCCGTCCATAACATAACCTGCAATCACATACTCTAGTGCCTCACCGCATTCTTGGGGGGTCTGGTACTCTTGCACTGCAACCCAAATCCCATCGCTCAACAGGAATAAGACGGTTACTATTTCCATGATTTATCCTCCTAACACGTTTGCATACACTGTCAACACCGTTATCCGGCGACCTACACCCGTGTTCTGCGTTCCAGTGGTGTTATTCGACGAAGCACCTGTAAACACCTTTCACCTTCCAGTTATCCCCGCTAGTATTTTGTCTGACTCCTCTATCTCTTTAATGGCCTTAACTCTAGCTGCTTCAGCAGTCGCTATTGTAGGGTAACCACCTACTAACATGTTTCTACCATCCACCACGATACGGGCAATGAACTTCTGCCTCCCTATGTCCCAGTTGATCCCAGCGATTTCAGTGCGATTGACCTTGAGCAGGGCTAGTCGTCGCTCCTCATCATCAACGATTGACAACACCCTACGTTCAAGATTCCCGATCCGGTTATCTCTTTGGTTACCGTTCTTATGACCTAACACGTCCTCTTCGACGTAGGTTCGGATACGACTCTCATTACGTACCCACTCGCCTTTATGCCCTAGCCATGTAAGACGTGCTACGGGGTAGCGGTATGCACCAATATCGCATACGTAAAACTTGTTATGAGGTCGGCCTATGATCTGACCTTCCAGACGGGTAGGGCCATAAGTGATGCGGTATGTCATTCGTCCAGAACGGGGGTGGTAATTGAAGTACTCTTTGACTTCTTCTTCGGTAGGTAGGTCTGGGTTCTCAAAAAGAATAACTGTATTCTTTCCCTCAAAGAACTCTAAGTTAGCTATCCGATCATC